TGGAGGCTTTCATCAAGGCGCGTGGTATTCAATGCCACCCACTTTATTATGATAAAGAGGGAAAGTTCCATGTTGAGCGCCGTCTCGGTTGTGTCGGTTGCCCACTGAAGTCTGATAGAGGCGTGGCCGATTACTTACGATACCCAAAGCACTTGGTCGCATTGCTTCGTGCAGGGCAACACTGGTTGGATGAGCACCCGAATTGCAAGTTACCGCGTAAGGTTGGTGGCGATGTGTTCAATCTATACTATATGACGCACCACTGCCACTCGTATATGGAATATACCGAAACCACACGCCACGATATGTTTGGGAATAAGGTTGATACGCATCAATTCATATGCGAGAAATACGGAATTACAGAAGATTTATTTTATATAGAAAAAGAATAGTGTAATTATGGGAAAAAAGAAGAGTGCGCATGGATATGAACTTGAGTTGCGGCGTATGATTAAGAGCCGGACGGGTGCGGATTGTGAGGTGTGGTTGTATCCTCAGGTGCGGGCGACGGCAGCGAACATGGTGCTGTTGGACAAGATGCAGGAAGAGTTGGCCGGGGAGGATTCTCTGGTGTCGTTGGTCACGGGCAGTACGGGTCAGTCGAAGAATGAGGTGTCGCCTTTGTTGCCTCATTACGACAAGTTGCAGCGGACGCTGCTGATGCAGCTGGAGGCGTTGGGTCTGAACTATTCCACGACTCCGAGCAAGGTCAAGGAGGACACGCGGAAGGGTGTGGATGAGAGTGACCCGTTGGTTCAGTTCTACCGGCAGGTGAATGAGTGACGCTGCGCTACGTTGGACTTTCGGCGCGCTACTTTCGCTGCGCTACTTTCGGCCTTAAGGCCTACTTTAGACTATCGGCGCGGGGCGCCTACGTTGGACTTTAGACTTTTGCCCTGCGGGCGACTTTGGACTTTCGGCCTTAAGGCCTACTTTGAACAAAATAAGTGACGATAAGAATGGAGAATAATGAATGGATGGAACGGAAGGCGCGGGCGCTGGCTGTGCTGCGTGAGCGGTTGGCTGGTGCGCGTGAGCGATTGCGGGCGATTGACGAGCGTCTTCTGGTGTATTTTGACGACTTGGCGACGCACGCCAGTGCTGACCCGGAGGATGCGGATGACCTGCACAATCTGTATGAGGTGTTGTGCGGTGTAAAATTTTTACGGCTGTTGGCGACCTACGACTTCAACGACAAGAAGGTGCAGACGGTGATCCGTCTGCGCGAGGGCGTATGGCGTCAGGACGGGCGCGCGTGGCGGTATGTCAGTGGCGGTCTGAAGTGCCCGGGCACGAGTGGCGCTCAGGTATATCGGTGGCAGCCGTTCCAGGTGTTCGTCTTGGCCAGTGTGTTCGGTCCGATGGCTTGGGTGAACACCGAAGTCGAGGTCGGTATGAAGCCGGAGCTGTTGCCTACGGAGGAAGAGCGCGACGGCATCGTCTGGGACTACCGGCGTCTGTGCACCGACTTCACCTACTTCGCTCCGCGTAAGACGGACAAGACGGGCCTGGCCGCCTTCATTCAGTTGGTTTTTTTCTTTCTCGAGGACGATAATGCCGAGTGCTATTGTGCCGCCAACGCGAGCAGCCAGAGCGCGCTGCTGTTCAACCGCACCCGTCAGCTGGTGGCGCAGTTGGATAACGGTCAGCGTATCCGCAGCACACAAACCGTCATCGACTGGAAGGAAGCCTACAAGTCCATGCGTAACAGCAGTGTGCGCCCGTTGAGCGCTGGCGGTAAGACCAAGGACGGCATGTTCGCCCAGTTATGCTGCGCGGATGAGTTCGGCTCTGCGCCCTACGCCAACGGCAAGAGTGACATGCTGGCGCTGGTGAATGTCATCCAGTCGTCGATGGGTCCCCGTCGTGAGCCTCTGACGTTCACCACGACGACGGCGGGCACTATTCAGAGCGGTCCGTTTATCGAGAAGTTGGACGCGCTGCACCGCAACCTGCTGGATGAACTGGCCTATGCCGCCGGTACGGCAACGCCTTCTTTCGAGAGTGACCGCCGTCTGGCGCTGTGCCTGGAGCCTGATGCGTGGGAGACCGATGAGGAGGTCATCCTGACCAAGAAGAGCCTGCGCCGGAAAGTAAACCCCATGCTCGGGCTGATTGTGCAGCACGCCTCGTATGACGGTTGGATTGACGAGGCCAAAAGCGACCCCACGAAGATGCCTGAGTTGGTTGCGAAGTACTTCAATCACTATCAGACGGCGCGTATTACGGAGTGGGTGGTGCGTTCCCAGGACGTGGTGCGTGTGCAGCGTGACCGCCGCGTCACCGATTGCCGCCTCGCTGACGGTTGGCAGACCTTCGTCGGTCTGGACTTCTCGCATGGTGAGGACCTGTTTGCCATTACTTATCTTAGCGTGAATATGAACCCCACCGCCCCGATGGCGGGCCGATTCTTCGCGGACTGCGAGGCTTGGGTGACGGAGGACACCCTTCACCGCAGCGCGAACCGCCCGCTTTATGAGAAGTGGGTGGAGCAGGGTTGGCTGAATGTGTCGCCCGGCAAGGTGTTCAATCCCGACCTCGCGGTGAATGAACTGATGCGCAAGACGGAGCAGGGTGTGAATCTGTGCTACTTCGGTTATGACCCCGCGCAGTCAAAGTATCCCATCAATATGCTGCGCGCGTGGCTGCTGACGTTGGGTATCGACGGTGCGACCGTTCAGGAGATGGTGGTGCCGGTGGCGCAGACGTACATGGTGTTCAACGGTCTGATCGGTGAGCTTGAATATATGTTGCTGGAAAAGGAGCCGTGGTTGCACCTGTCGATGTCGCCGCTGTGGTCGTGGGAGGTAGGTAACGTGAAGATCGAGGAGAGCCGGGAGGGCAACCGGAAGATTCTGAAGAGCGGGGTGAACAGCAAGGTGGACAATATCCATGCGCTCGTGGACGCGCTGTATTGCTTTGATTTGAGCGAAGGCAAGATGGGCGGGTAAACCTGCGGGCGGTAGTGAGTGGAGTTGATGAGAGGGATGGGCGATTCGGGCGTGCTGTCGCCCGCCCCGCGGGTTGGTGAATGAGAAGATAATTGTGAAAAGATGAGATACTTAACTTTGGAATGGATAAAGGCCCACAGTCGTATCGATTACGACCTTGAGGATGAATTGCTGACGCTTTATGGCGATGCCGCCGAGGAGGCGGTGCTGAATATCATCGGGCGCAGTCTGAGTGAGGTGGCGCAGTTATGGGGCACGCAAGAACAGCCGGTGCCCGCTGCGTTGATGCAGGCGACGTTGATGCTGGTGGATGCCAGTTACACGCAACGCAGTCCTGTGAGTACGATGAGCCTCTATGCAGTGCCCTATTCCTTTGACCTCCTCGTGAAGCCCTACGTGAAGTTGTCCGACCGCGCCACCGGTAACAGCGGCATCCTTGTGGTCGGGTATTATGACGGCGAGACCGGTCTATTCTATGAGGACGACACCTTCGAGCGGCCGATAACGGGCGACACGCTGAGCCTGTACAAGGATTTGTCGAACAACCTGGTCTATGTGTACACCGGCACGACCTTCGAGTTGCTGAATGCCGATATGTATGCAGTCACCGGGAATGAGATGAATGAGATACTTACGCCCTGACGGGCGAGTGACGGCGCGCTGCGCCTACTTTCGGCCTGACGGCCTACGTTGGACTTTCGGCCTGACGGCCTACGTTAGACTTTCGGACTTACGTCCTACGTTAGACTTTAGACATTAAGAATTAAAATAAAAATAAATTATGGCGGTAAAATTATACCAGAAATTGAAGCAGGACCTGACGCAGATGGCTGCGTGGGTGCGTGGCCAGTATGCGAAAAAGGACGAAGTGAAAATCTTTGTCGGCACGTGCGGCACGGCCGCCGGCACGGCCGCGAAGGTGGTGAGTGTGGATGCGTTCCCGACGGTGAGCAGTGGCGGTGCCACGTTGCCTGTGACAGGTACGGTTATCGCTGTCAAGTTCTCTAACACCAACACGGCCGGCAGTCCCACGTTGAACGTGAACGGCACGGGCGCCGCCAGTATCTGGTATGGCAGTGCCGTCTATGGTACGGGCACTCCGACGGTTGCCGGTAGTGCCGGGCAGTACACATTCTTCGTGTGGAACGGCACGTACTGGGTGTGGCAAGGGCAGGGCATTGCCTCGAGCGGCGGCGGGGGTGGCAGTGTCGGTGCGTTGAACACCAACAACGCCACCGCGCAGACCCCCAGCAGCAGTGAGAGTTTCAGTGGCAACATCAGTCTGCACAAGGTCAGCAAGACCGGTTCGTACAATGACCTGTTGAACAAGCCCACGATACCCGCCGCCCAGGTGCAGAGCAACCACTCGCAGAATGATCCGACGGCGGTGGACTACATCAAGAACCGCACGCACTACGTGGCGCAGGCCGCGTATAGTGCCGTTTGGAGTCAGACCGGTGTTGAAGTCGGCAGTGGTACGAGCAGTCCCGGTGCTTATAGCGGTACGTTCACGCTGACCTCCGGTCAGTCGTACCGCGTCGTCATCACCGGTGGCGGCAAGACCGTGACCTATCTCGACATCGTGGCCGAGCCCTACAACAACGGTATGCTGCTGCGCAGGAACTGGGCCGACATCACCGGCAGTCCTTCGGCGCAGAATGATGCCTTCTACATCCTGGTACAAGCCAGCAGTATCACTCTGGCCAGTGTCGATGTTTTCGGCACGGGCTGCACCGTTGAGG